GTCAACCGCCAGTACGATGACTCCTTCGCAAAAGAAGGGGCCAAGATTGGCTCAACCCTGCGTATCCGCAAGCCCGACCGTGCAACCGTGCAGGACGGCGCCACTCTCGATGCCAAGGATGAGAACGAGCAGAGCACCTCGCTCACCGTTTCCAGCCAGAAGCACATCGGCGTCAACTTCACCACTGCCGAAATGGCGCTGTCGCTTGACGACTTCGCGGATCGTATTCTTGCGCCTCGCGTAAGCCAGCTCGCCGCTGCTGTTGATGCCGACGTGGCCAACGCCTACAAGAGCATCTACAACTCGGTCGGTACTCCTGGCACCACCCCTGCCACTTCGCTCGTGCTTCTTCAGGCACAGCAGAAGCTGAACGAGGGTGCTGTTCCGATGAACCCCCGTTATGCTACCGTCAACCCTGCCGCTAACGCAGGCCTTGTTGAGGGCATGAAGGGTCTCTTCAACCCCAGCGCTACCATTGGTTCGCAGTTCAAGAGCGGCATGATGGGTGAAGGTGTGCTTGGTTACAATGAGATTGCAATGTCGCAGTCCATCAAAAGCATCAGCACCGGTACCCGTACCAACGGCGCAGTTACCGATACCGCAGTTACCGAGGGTTCCAGCACCATTGAGGTCGATGGCCTTGGCGCAGATGCCACCATCGCTGCTGGCGAGGTGTTCACGATTGCTTCTGTCTACGCTGTCAACCCGCAGACCCGCGAGTCTACCGGCAGCCTTCAGCAGTTCGTCGTGACCGCAGCCGCTACTGCAAGCGTAGGTGGTGTTGCCGAACTCTCCGTCAGCCCTGCTTTCTACCCGGCTGATTCGGCTACCGATGCAAACGTGGCTCTGGCTACCATCAACGATATGCCCGCCGAGGACGATGTGGTTACCTTTGTTGGTTCGGCTTCTGCTCAGTACCCGCAGAACCTCATCTACCACAAGGATGCTATCACGATGGCCACCGCTGACCTTCTGCTTCCGCAGGGTGTCGACATGGCTTCCCGCCAGGTCCACAATGGTATCTCGCTGAGGATTGTTCGTCAGTACGACATCAGCAATGATGCCATGCCTTGCAGGATTGATGTCCTGTACGGTTACGGTGTGATTCGTCCTGAAGCTGCTGTCCGCATGTGGGGTTAAGCCCGAAACAACCCCCTCTTCGGAGGGGGTATTTTTAATTTTCAACTGGAGAACACTATGGGAAACACGAAACCTGTTGGTGTTGCTTACTCCGACCCCGAAATCAACGGCGGCGCTATTTCTGGCGCTACTGTTTCTGGATGTACCATCAACAATGATGTTACCGGGGATGTGACTGGCAACGTAACTGGCAACGTAACTGGCGACGTAACTGGCAACGTAACTGGCAACGTAACTGGCAACGTAACTGGAAATGTGACCGGGTATGTTATTTTTCCGTCTGCTGACCCGCTCGTAGTTGGGGCGTGGTGGAATGATGGTGGTACACTGACGATCTCGGCAGCCGAGTAATTTCAATAGGGGCCTTCGGGCCCCTTTTAAAATTTCAGAATTATGGTTATATACTTGAAACACCCGATTCACGGCACCAAGGTCGCATGCTCCGAAATGGAGGCCGAGTACGACAAATCATCCGGGTGGGTGGAATTCGACCCTACTGCAAAAGGTATCGTCACTGTGGACGAACCTGTCAATAATCTCGTCGAGAAGCCTGTGAGCAGGCGCCGGCGCAAAATAGAAGAGTAATGTCCACAACTGTCGGAGACATCATCAACGGGGCGTTGAAACTCCTCGGAGTGCTGGCGGAGGGTGAAACACCTTCAGCGGCTACCTCGCAGGACTCATTCACCGCGTTCAATCAGATGCTTGACTCATGGTCAACTGAACGCCTGGCGGTCTACACGACCGAAGAGCAGGTGGTTTCGTGGCCCGCGGGGGAAGTATCACGGACTTTCGGCCCTACCGGTGACATCATCGGGGCGCGCCCGATACAGGTGGACTCTGCGACATACTTTGTGGTTGATGGCGTATCATACCCTGTTGTGCTTGTCAACGAAGCGCAGTATAATGGCGTTTCGGATAAAAACATTGACACCTCGTATCCGCAGATTATGTGGGCGCGAATGGATTACCCCGACATTACGATAAAGCTGTACCCTGTTCCTTCGAACGTGATTGAGCTGCACATCGTTTCGGTGAAAGCGCTTGCGGAAGCCACGAACCTTGCAACTGAACTCGCGTTGCCTCCCGGCTACCTTCGGGCACTGCGGTACTGCCTCGCGTGCGAAATTGCACCAGAGTTTGGCGTTGAACCATCTCCGACGATTCAGCGCATTGCGATGACATCAAAACGTAACCTCAAGCGGATCAATTCGCCCGGGGATTTACTTTCACTGCCGTATCACGTGGGCGCACGCCGGTCACGATACGACATCTTTGCAAGCAACTACTGATGGATACACCTATTCTCGGTGGAGCGTATGTAGCTCGAAGTGTCAACGCAGCGGATAACCGTATGGTGAATCTGTTTCCAGAACTCGTTCCCGACGGAGGAAAAGAAGCTGGTTTTCTTTCTCGCGCGCCGGGGCTTCGCAGACTTGCCACCATAGGCACAGGCCCCATTCGCGGGCTGTACGCCTTTGATGCCTATGGGTATGTGGTGAGCGGCAATGAGTTGTATCGGGTCGATACAGACTACACAGCTACGCTTCTGGGCGCTGTAGCGGGTACTGGGCTTGTCAGTATGTCTGACAACGGATATCAGCTATTTATTGCCGCCAACCCGAATGGCTACGTATACAACGCCACGACCGAAGTATTCTCCGCCATCACCGATACCGATTTCCCAGGCGCAGTGACGGTTGGCTTTCTTGACGGGTACTTCATCTTCAACGAACCCGACTCACAGAAGTTCTGGATTACCTCAATTCTTGAAGGAACCGAGATTGACGCGCTCGATTTTGCTTCTGCCGAAGGCGCGCCGGATGACGTGGTTGCCCTTGCGGTTGACCATCGTGAATTATGGCTTTTCGGCAACAACTCCATAGAGGTCTGGTACGATTCTGGCGACGCGCTGTTCCCTATCACACGTATACAGGGCGCGTTCATTGAACTCGGATGCGCGGCAGCGTACTCGGTGGCGAAACTGGACAACGGGCTGTTCTGGCTTGGAAAGGACGCCCGTGGACAGGGAATTGTCTATCGGTCAAACGGGTACGCTCCTATGCGTATTTCCACGCACGCAATAGAGTACGCGCTGTCGCAGTACGGCAATCTGTCGGATGCAATCGGGTATACGTATCAGCAGGAAGGCCACAGCTTTTATGTGCTAACATTCCCTGATGCGGACGCAACATGGGTATACGATGTTGCTACACAAGGGTGGCACGAAAGAGCGAGTTTCTCAAACGGGGCCTTTCACCGCCATCGTTCAAACTGCCAGATGGCGTTCAACAGCGAAATCATCGTTGGTGACTTTGAAGACGGGCGTATTTACGCGATTGATATGGAGACCTATGCGGACGACGACCTTGAGCAGAAGTGGCTCCGGTCGTGGCGCGCGATTCCTACCGGGCAAAACGAACTGAAACGCACATCACAGCACACGCTTCAGCTTAATTGTGAATCTGGCACAGGTATTGTTACCGGGCAGGGTGAGGACCCCCAGGTAATGCTTCGGTGGTCAGACGACGGGGGGCATACATGGTCAAACGAGCATTGGGCCGCGATGGGTAAAATTGGCGAATATGGCAAAAGAGCCATTTGGCGCAGGCTTGGTATGACGATGAAACTCCGCGACAGGGTGTATGAGGTCAGCGGCACCGACCCGGTGAAGATAGCCATTATGGGCGCACAACTTTTTGTTACTCCGACCAATGGCTAATGTAACTCCAATCACACCGCCAAGAGTCCCGTTTTTGGACACAAACTCAGGAATGATTTCCCGCGAGTGGTACCAGTTCTTTCTCAGCCTATACAGGCTGTCCGGTGAGGGAAGCGATGTGATGTCATTACAGGACGTGCAGCTCGGGCCTCAGCCTGCGGATTATTCAAATGAAATTGCCGCGCTGTCGGGTTCGGAGCTTGCGCCACCTGCAGAACCTATAGTGTTGCCGGGGGACCCGCTTGAACCAAAAGCGCAACCCGCGTTATTATCACAACTCCATGATGTAGGCGCATTTAACCCCACGGACGGGGATAAACTGATTTTTAACGGCACAGCCTCCCGATGGGAAAAAGATTCCAGAAGCTACTTAATCCTTGATGAATAACTATGAGCGTCCTTGTAAAAGCATTAATCCCGTCTAAAACCGCTGAAGCGGCGCAGACGACGCAGTATACTTCTTCGGGGGTGTACACTATCATTGACAAGTTCACGGCGGTCAACTACAGCGCTTCAGCCGCAGACATCAGCGTAAACCTTGTCACGGTCGCGGGCTCCGCGGCAGATGCCAACGTCATCACCAAAAGTAAAACGCTTCAGGCGAACGAGGCATACACTTTCCCCGAGATTGTAGGGCATATCCTAACCCCCGGGTCGTTCATATCCACGCTTGCGGGCACAGCAGATTCAATAAGCCTCCGCGCCTCTGGACGGGAGGTGACACAGTGACGGGCGAACTCTCGGCTATGACCGAGCAGAAGATTGAACGGCTTGAAGGCATGATGCTCGAGCACGAACAGGCTGAGTGCCCAGTCACTCATCATTTTGGCCCGGGGCTATATATCCGGCAGGTACTGATTCCTGCGGGAACATTTGCCATAGGCCACTACCACAAGCACGCACACATGAACGTGATGCTCACCGGCAGAGTGATCGTGTTCAATGAGGACGGCACGCAGACTGAGCTGGTTGCCCCGCAGACTTTTATGTGCAAAGAAGGCAGAAAAATAGGCGTGGTTCTTGAAGATATGCTCTGGCAGAATATTTACGCCACAGATGAAACTGATGTTGAAGAATTGGAGAGGAAATTACTCCGAAAAAGTGTAACTTCAGAGGAGCACAAGAAGACCAAGCTGTTGAAAGAGAACTTTGACGCACTTGTGTCAGACCGTGTTGATTTCTTTGATGCCATAGAAGAGTTTGGGTTTACTCCGGAGCAGGTCCGGGCGATGAGCGAAAATGAAGAAGACCAGTGCCCGCTTCCTCTCGGCAGCTACAAAGCTATGGTGGCAAAGTCACAGATTGAAGGAAAAGGATTGATGGCAACCGGAGACATTGAGCCCGGAGAATGTATCGCGCCAGCAAGGATAGCGGGGATGAGAACCCCAGTTGGCAGGTACACGAACCACGCAAAAGATCCGAATGCGAAAATGGTGTACCGGGATGGCACAATATACCTCCACGCGATAAAGCCTATCAAGGGAAACAAAGGCGGAGGACTCGGGGAAGAAATCACTATAGATTACAGACAAGCGTTGAATCTTAACAGGAAAGAGATATGTCCGCAGTAGCCGCAGCAGTAGTCGTCTCAGGTGTTGGCGGGGCGATGATCAGTTCCAGCGCGTCAAAAGACGCAGCCCAGACGCAGGCGGATGCCGCGGCGTATCAGGCGGAGGTGTCCCGTGACATTTACGAACAGCAAAAAGAAGTAGCCGCGCCGTATGTAGCCGCTGGTGAAGCGGGTCAGAATCGTCTGCTTGAGTACCTTGGCATAGGTGGCTCAACTGGCGCGCAGGGTTACGGTCAATACGCAACCGCGGAGTTCACCCCCGAACAGTTCCTTGCAGGGCAGGACCCCGCTTACGCGTTCCGGATGAGTGAAGGACTCAAAGCCCTTGACCGTTCAGCGGCGGCTCGCGGAGGGCTTCTGTCCGGGGGCACGCTGAAAGGCATTGAACAGTACGGGCAGGGGCTTGCCTCGGAAGAGTACCAGAACGCGTTCAACCGGCACCAGACCACCCGTGCCAATACGCTGTTGCCATACCAGGCTCTTCAGGGCGTCGGGCAGGCCGCAGCAGCCGGACAGGCCGCGAACCTCGGAAGCCTTGGTTCTAATTTGCAGGCCGCGTCGTCCAACGCCGCAAATGCAAGCGCCGCAGGAACAATCGGTTCTGCGAATGCGTGGTCAAGCGGATTGACTGGGGGCGCATCCTCGTATATGAACTACAGCAATCAGCAAAATATGATAAATGCGTTGAACATGTCAAACGCGCAAAACGCACTCGAAGCCAGCTATAACGCAAATCTTGGAACCCTTTGGTAACACCACTATGGCAATAGACCCTTCAATTCCGCTTCAGGCAAAGACCTACCAGCTTCAAGTGCCAAATCAGCTTGAGCAGTATGGGCAAATGCAGTCGCTCCAAGCCAACCAGCTTGCCATGCGGGAAAGTCAGCGCAAGATGGCGGTGCAGGATGCGTTCAGAAACGCTTTGGCTTCTGGCGCAGACCTCAACGACCCCGCAGTGGTCAACAAACTTATGGCCATTGACCCTACATCTGCGATGGCGATGCAGGAGCAGCAGGCCAAAGTAAAAAAGATGCGTTTTGAGACGAGCGAATTAGGACATAAAGTCCTTATGCGGAAACTCGGCTCTTTGGCCGCTGACCCGTCTGACGCAGCGGTTGTTGCGTCACTTCAGGAAAGTGTAGCACAGGGACTTATAGACCCCGCCGCGGCAGAGGCCCAGTTACAGCGGGTGCTGAGCATGCCGCTTGCAGCCCGGTCAAAATTTTTCACTGAGACGGCTATCGACGCTAACACCCGGTACCAGGGCGGCATCACACGAGAAGGGCATCGTAATCGGGCCAATATCGCCGAGCTCAATAGGGCTAATCAGCGGGATATGGCCGATGCAAGAGCGCGCGCGGGACAGGGGTCCAGTGCTACAGGAGATGCTTCGGCAAGCAAGGCAGAAAAGCAAATGGCGCAGGGCGTCGCAAGTCTTCGTGATATATTAGATGAACTTAACGAGATGAAAGCAATCCGCGGCGGTAACGCAGAGAATACATTCGCCGGGAATTTCATGGCTGGCATCGGGACCTCAGGAGTTGGGCAGGCAGTTCAGGGTGCGTTCTCCACGAAAGCGCAACAACTTAGGGATGAGTACGAAGCGATTTCGATGAGTTTGCTTCCTGCGTATAAGGCGTCACAAGGCCTTGGGACAAAGGAAATGG